AGTATCTATATGAACACATTTTGAAGGGTGATGTTAGTGATGGTGTTCCAAACGTTCTTTCCGTAGACAATACATTTACTGATGGATTGAGACAGAAGCCATTAGGTAAGAAGAAGATTGCTGTATGGGCAGGCCCCATGTGCGAACAATTTTTACCAAACGATGAGGTGCGAAGAAATTATCAGAGAAATAAAAAGTTAATTGATCTGAAAGAATCCCCACCAGAATTATATCTGGAATGTATCAAGAGTTATCATGATGCTCCAGAAGGGGATCGTAGCAAACTACTAAATTATTTTATAGAAAAGAGATTGAAAAATCTCATGGAAACAATAGGAGATTTTTAATATGACACCGCTTATTTCAGAAGTTTTGAGTAAAGTTGCCAAAGCTAAAACTAAAGACCAGAAAGTTAGAATTCTGAGAGAGAACGATACCCCACCACTAAGAATGATTTTGAAAGCATCATTTGACCCATCTATCGAATGGGCACTACCAGATGGAGATGTTCCATACGAAAGGAACGATGCTCCAGATGGTACTGAACATACTAACCTTGCACATGAGTCACGGCTTCTGTTTCATTTTATTAAAGGTGGTAATCCTGCTTTGAATCAATTGCGGCGTGAGAATATGTTCCTTCAACTTTTAGAAGGATTGTCTAAGGATGAAGCAGATATTGTGATTGCTGCAAAAGATGGGGCTCTTCATAGAAAGTATAAAGGTCTATCTGATGCCGTTGTTAAAGAGGCCTTTGGTTGGACAGACAATTATATGCAACCAGAGCCCACTAAAATTCTTGAAGGTCATGAACCAAGATTCTAATTTTTTGAGAATCCTTAATGATTGATATTGAGATTATAGGTGGTATTAAGAAAGATCGTGAACTAATAGATCAAATTGTTTGGTGGTGCATTGGCACGTTAATGTCTCGCCATAGTGTTTTAGATGTTGAGATTAGATTTGAAAAAACTATTAATCATGGCGCTTTAGCATTTTGTCATTATGGTGATACTAATCGTCAGTTTATCATTGAGATTGATCCTAGTTTAAGTCGATCTGTTAGTAAATTTGAGTTTGTTGAAACAATAGTCCATGAAATGATCCATGTATGGCAAGGTGCAACTGGTCGTATGAAATATCGTTTTCGTGGGGGTTATCAACAATTGTGGAAATGTAAGGACGGTAAATACCGTAACTATGGTAACACAAAATATGAAAGACAACCTTGGGAAACAGAAGCCTATCGTTTGCAAGGTCCAATGACTAAGATGTTTATGGAAAAATTTAATTATGACTGATTTTTTAACGACAGTATTAATGCTTGGAATTGGTATATCGTCACCAGTTTCAAATTTAGAATTAGATGCCGATAAAATTAATCCCACAAATAAAAAATCAATAGAATGTCTTGCAATGAATATGTATCATGAAGCAAGAAATCAAGGTTCAGCTGGAATGGTCGCTGTATCTGCTGTTGTAATAAATCGTGTTAATGATCTTAGATTTCCTAACACAATTTGCAAAGTAGTGGAACAGGGCCCAACAAGAAAATCATGGAAAAACGATGGCACTTATTATCCTATAAAACATAAGTGTCAATTTTCTTGGTACTGTGATGGAAAATCTGATGAACCAAAAGATAAAGATTCTTATAAAAAGGCACTTGACTTATCTAACTTAATGTTGCATAATAATGTTACATTCGTTGATATAACTGATGGTGCTTTGTTTTACCATGCTGATTATGTCACACCTTCTTGGGCAGAGAAGAAACAAAAAACAACTGAAATAGGAGATCATATCTTCTATAGATGGGACGAAACAGAAAAGAATAAAGGAATACAAAAATGATAATACTAATTGCTTTGGCATTCAGTTCTCTAATTTATGCAGAGAATTCTGAGTTTTTAACAAAAGTAAAAGAACAGGTAAGCAAGGGATATACTTGGGAATACGTTGGTTATACAGAGACAGATGGTAAAAATCCTTCTTTGATTATCAATGAAGAAACAAACCCACACATCTATTGGCAGTTGAGGAAACCACAAAAATGACATTTGATGAATATCAAGAGTTTGCACGATCAACAGCAATCTATCCAGATGAATGTAAAATTACATATCCAACATTAGGATTATGTGGAGAAGCTGGCGAGGTTGCTGAAAAAGTAAAGAAGAACATTAGAGATGGTAAAGCTCTTGATGGTGTTGGTTTAGAGTTAGGTGATGTACTCTGGTACATCTCAGCACTCGCTGATGACCTTGGTGTGACGCTAGAAGAGGTTGCACAAGCCAATGTAGATAAACTTAGGTCTAGAATGGAACGTAATAAAATTAGTGGTGACGGAGATGACAGATAATAATGTAATATCGCTATCTGATCTTATTGAACAGAGACTTCTGAAACAACAAGAGATAGATTACTTTAAAGAAACACTTATACGGTTAGAAAAAAAGATTGCTATATTAAGTAAAGAGGTTGACATTACTACTTTGATTATTAATATGATTGAGAATGAAAGGGTCTTGACAATTGATGAAAAAAAGAGTAAGATACTACAATTGGATGACACTAGGAATAAAGAATGAACATATTTTACTTAGACCGTGACCCTGTGATTGCTGCACAGATGATGTGTAATAAACATGTGGTTAAGATGATCCTAGAGAGCGCACAGATGCTCTCTACAGCGCATCGTGTTCTTGATGGTGATGAGTATGCCAACAAGACAGGTTTGTACAAGTTGGCTCACAAGAACCACCCAAGCACTATTTGGGTTCGTTCAAGTGTGCATAATTATATGTGGTTGTATGTACATATGACTGCTCTCATGAATGAATATACATATCGTTATGGTAAACATCATGCCACAGAACGATTGCTTCAGCCTCTAGAGAAATGTCCTAAGTTTATTCCTACAGTGGATTATAAAGACCCACCTCAATGTATGCCTGATTATTGCAAAGGTGATGATACGGTTCTTGCTTATCAGAATTACTATATAATAGAGAAATCAGGATTTGCAAAGTGGACTAAACGAGAAACCCCAGTATTTTTTGTGGAGAAATATAATGCAGCGAGAGAGTCATTGGGACTACATGGGACGTAGAATGCGTGAAGAAAAGATGTTTCAATCTAAAGAAACCTTGAATGAAGTTGATATCTTGAAAATAGAAGTTTTCGAGTTACAAAAATCACTAAATTTAGCATATATTAGGATAAAAGAATTGCAATTCTTTAATGAATTGTCAACAGAATCACATTATTATAAAAAAGAATGTGATATACAATTGGAGTTTAAATTTTAATGCCAACATATACATTTTTGAATAAAGAAAGCGGCATAGAGTACGATGAAAACGTACCCATGGCAGAATACGATGAATATCTGAAGAAGAACCCTTTGCTAGAACGAGTATGGCATGGGAAAGCACCAGCAATGGTTGGTGATCATATTGATGGTGTAGGACCAAAGAATGATAATGCATTTAAGGATGTTATGAGTAACATTGCATCTAAGCATCCAGACTCTCCTATGGCTGATAAGTATGGTAGTGGTAAGAGTACTAAGCGCCTTCAGGCAGAAAACATCTACAAGAAACATAAGGCGAGAAAGTAAATGGCATCTAAAAAACAAACAAAAGAAATCAACAGCTCAAACCTTGTTGATGTAAAACCTATCACTGATAATCAAAAAGTTATATTTGATACATGGAAAAAAGGAAAGAACCAATTTTTATTTGGTGCTGCTGGTACAGGCAAAACATTTGTTTCTTTATATCTTGCTCTACAAGAGGTGTTGGATTTAACTAACAAAGCGGATAAGGTAATTTTGGTTCGTTCATTAATTCCTACAAGGGAGATTGGTTTTCTGCCAGGAGATGAAGAAGACAAAGCTGCACTATATCAGGTGCCATATCAGAACATGGTTCGTTTCATGTTTCAGATGCCTTCAGATCAAGCATTTAATAACCTATATGATCGACTTAAATCACAAGGTTCTCTATATTTCCTTTCAACGTCATTCCTACGAGGATTGACATTTGATAATAGTATCATTATTGTTGATGAGTGTCAGAACTTAAACTTTCATGAATTAGATACAATTATCACTAGGGTAGGACAGGACTCAAAAATTGTATTTTGTGGTGATTTTGGTCAGTCAGATTTACAGAGAACCAATGAGAAAAATGGCTTACATGATTTCTTGAGAATCCTAGAAGAAATGGAAGAGTTTAATTGTACAGAGTTCAACATTGGCGATATTGTCAGGTCTGGATTTGTGCGAAGTTATCTTATTAACAAAATCAAAATGGGTATTGGTGTTGAGTAAGATTTACATAAAACCTACTCAAGAAGGTTGGCCAGAATTTACTCAGAAGTCTCCTGTTAAGGTTAAAGATTTACAGGGAACCAATATTGAGAAATTTAATGAAATGTTGGAAAAAGATATTCGTGATGCTGGAGACAGACTACAACATAAGACTGCTGCCAAGTGTCATATGACACGTTGGGACATGGATAAAAATTACGATTCATTTAAGAAATTAGGTGAGCTAGTAATTAGTCTTGCAAAAACAGTTCCTCTTGCAAATGCAACAAACGAGTCTGGTGATCCTAGACAATATGATTATAATGTTGCAGATACTTGGGGATTGATTTATGCTAAAGGTCAAACAACTAAACCACATCAACACTGGCCTCATGTGTGGAGTTTCACCTATTGCGTTAAAGGTTGTAAAGATTGCGCTCCTTTGGTTTTTCCAGATGCATCTGGAAGTGGATTTACACAGGTAAAACCAAAGACTAGTCAACTTATCTTATGGCCCGCATGGTTATACCATTCAGTTCCAGAACATAAATGTGACCATGAAAGAATTATGGCCGTTGGTAATTTAATTGTGGATTGGGAGAAGAGTCTTCGGCCTGTAACTGAACACAAACTTACTCCATCCCCTAAAGGAGAATAAAATGAATATTGAAAAATTGAGAGAGCAACTAGAAATAGATGAGGGCGTTAAATATGAAATATACAATGATCATCTTGGTTATGCTACCTTTGGCGTTGGCCACTTGGTACTTGAGTCAGACCCAGAACACGGTTCTGAACTCGGCACTCCCATCAGTGAGTCCAGAGTCATTGAGGCCTTCGAACAGGATTGCGAAAACGTCTTGCGAGACTGCCACATCCTTTACGAAGACTTTGATGATCTGCCAGAAGAAGCTCAACAAGTGATTGCTAATATGATGTTTAACATGGGCCGTCCTCGTTTGAGTAAGTTCAAAGGAATGAAACGTGGTATTGATTCAAATCAATGGAATGATGCCGCAGATGAAATGGTTGATTCTAATTGGTATCGTCAAGTAACAAATAGAGCAGATAGA